GCTCTAATAGTACCACTTGAACCTGTTGATGATGTAACTGATACGGTTGGTAAAGTTGTATAACCACTTCCGTTATTTGTTAAAAATATTTTTGTAATTTCTCCAACGGTTGTATCAGTAGGAGATATTGTATTTGTTTCTTGTACAATATCGTTACCAGCATAACTATCACCTCTGGTTGTTTCATCTTCTAAAACAATAAAATCCTCATTTGTAACTGCGTCTGTATTACCACCTTGGTCTCTAATACTACCTGTAACAACACTTACAAAGCCGGCCGCATTTATACCATTTGTTCCTGTGTTAGTAAATGATAAACTATCACCAATTCTGTAATTAGAACCAGAATTGTCAATAACAATTTCAGAAATTTTACCAGGACCAATATCATCAATTTGAAATAAAGCTCCTTGACCACCTGCTGTAACTGATATAGTGTCAGTAGTTAGGTTTAATGAACCATCATTTGTAATATTTTTAGTACCAGGAATACCTGTAACATTTGCTTTAATAAAATAATCATCTGTGTCAGTTATCGTACCTTGTACTTCTTCACCTACGGTAAATGTGCCTTGAATTGAATCAGCATTTAAAATTAATTGTGTAACGGTTTTATCACCTATTTGAAAAGTTGTTGTATTTTCTACAATAGCTGTAGCACTAGAAGATTGTCCTGTAATTGTTCTACCTACTAATTGAGTTGCGTCACCAATAGAAGCAATTACTCTTAATACTTTTAATGTGTCAAATTGACCATCTGAAGCTTTTAACATTTGTTCTCTAGGATAAATTGTTTCGGATGTTTCACCAAATAGTATTCTAAAAAACATTTCATGGCCACGAACAGAACCTTTTGACCTATAAAGTGATTTAATATTTTTAATTAATTTTCTTTTATCTACACTAGCAGCTAAATTTTCAGGTAGAGTTGCCAAAAATTCATTTCTCATATTTGTTAAGAAATGATTTATAACTTTATCAGGATCCCTAAAATTAATTAAATCTACAATATTGTTTACAGGATTTGGTCTATAATTTGTTATTGTAGCTTGAGCGCCTGAACTGGCTCCTACAATTATTTCATTATCTATAAATTTATCTTGTGCTGAAATAATTAATCTGTTGTTTGCAATATCTTCAACTAAAACACTAGCTGTTGCATTTGAAGTTTGTCCTGTTACAACTTCACCTCTTGTAAATTTACCGTAAGTAGATTCTTCTAAAAGTATTTTGTCGCCAGCGTCTAATAGTGTTCTTGCTGTATCTTTACGACTAGAGTCTAAAACTAAATTAGCAGTTTGACCTGTTTCTGATTGAAGTAAGATACCATCTGTTCCTTCAATTGTATCTATTGTTAATTCTGCTGACTCTAAAAGTTGATAATAGACTTTAAGAAACTCGGCAAATTTAGGGTGGTCAGCAACAACAAATTCTGGTAGTTGGCTGTTAAGTATCGTTGAAATTTTATCATTAAATTTTGCCATTGTTCATTAGTAGCTTGATGTTGTTGTGTAGCCCACACCAGCGTCAGCTGAGCCTCCTACAAAAGTGTCTGCTGTTACGGTAATATTAGAATTTGATATATCTATTTCTACAATTTGGTCTCTAACAGGAACAACATCATTTGAGTTAGGTGTTACCGTTAATTCAATAACCGTTGAAGTATTACCTCTAATATTTGATATTGAGGCCACATTTAAAGAGTTAAGAGTAATTTGACCATTTGAGTAGTCAATAGTGCCTTGTGTATTATTTACATATGTTCTAATACCATCTGCTGAATAATAAAGTCTCACATCACCTGAACCATTATCATCTAAAAACATTTCATTATCATTACCATCTATTTTAAAACCTGTTGAACTTAAAATACCACCACCTGCCATATTATGTCCTGAATGAGGATTAAATAATGCGTTTCTAAAATAAATGTCATACTTTGTGGATGTAGTTAATGTTGGTGTAAAATTTTTTCTAATTTTTACGGTAGTTATGTTTGATAAAATACTATTATCAACATCATCAATTATACCTGTTACTTTTGAATGTCTATAAACTGCGTCAAATTTTTGTAATGTATTTGTATTGTAATTTGTAATGGCAGATATAATTTCTGATTTTAATGTATCACTTGATTTTGTTGTTGTTGATGTATCGTATTTTACCGTTGATGTTAATAAAACTGAAGTTGTTTCCGGGTCAACTATTTGTGGAGCTACTGAAGCTACATTATAAGGTTTTAACTTATTAATTATATCTGTTTTTGTAGTTTCTGTTAATGTAGAACCTGAAGCTGCCTTAATACCAATCTTAACAATACCATATCTTGGCGTTTCATCATCTTCACCACCCCATGCACTAACAGATAAAGCATTTGGATAAATTGTTTTAACTAAACTTTCGTAATCAGTTGTTGTTACTGCTCTGTCTTGAGCAGCGTATTGTAAAGGTGCGTTATGTCTAATTGAATCATTTGTTTCACCTGCAGCTCCGCCTTGTGAACTAGAAACGGTAGCAATTGTAACATCTGTAAACCCACCAATGTTTCCTGATAAAGTAAATGAATTGGCACCATTTGAAGCTGTGATGTTAGTAACAATATATTCTAATATAACAATATTGCCATCTAATAATGCTTTACCATTTACACCATCACCAAAATAAACTTCATATTTGCCATCTTGACCTTCTTGTATAAAATAAACTTTTGATGTAGCAGTTACATTATTGTAACCACCTGCTAATGAATAAGTTTCAGTAGTAGTATCTGTTGAACTATTTTGAACTTTTACTAATAAGGTAGAAGTATCTGCTTTATTAGTAGGAATAATAAATTTTTGGTCAACATCTGTACTATCAACCGTATATTTAAATGTAACTAAACTTCCTTCATAAACTGGTACACTAGAAAATTTATAAACACCACTTACAGGCGTTATTGAAATATCTGAATTTGTAACATACTGATATGATACACTATCAACACTAGTTGTAAAAACCGTACCTTTTGTCATAGTGATACTTGAACCTGAAGCGTTATTAATTGTAACATCAATAGAGGCTAATGGCGCTCTCGGTGATGACGGTGTGTAACCAATCATCTTAGCTAATGATACAATATTATTTCTTATGTCAGCACTATCAAGATAAACTTCATTAGTTGACATGTTTGCCAAATAACCTAGATAGTGTGTGTTGTAAGATAAAATATCTAATAGAATATTTAATGAACTGCCTTCAAAATCATAATCTTGAAAAGAAGTTTGACCTTGTAAAAATGATTTTAGATTTGACTTTACTGCGTCAAAATCATAATCTGAAACTACTAACTTATTAGACATTTATTATCTTACCCTTTGTAAAAATGTTTGCACAACTTGTGGACCTGGAACACCTACTACATAAAAATAAATGTCAACTACTAATCTATTTCTATCTTGGTCATCATCAACAGCAACATTTTGTAAATTTACTCTAGGTTCATAGTTAACTATGACCTCTTCTATTTTTCTTTCTAAAAAAACCTTTGTCATTGGCGTAAAATGTTCAAATAACAATTCTCTTATACCACAACCTAATTCTGGTTGAAATGGTCTCTCATAAAAATTAGTTTGTACTAAATTTCTTAATGCTCTTTTTACAGCAACCACATCTTCTACAATATTGACATCATTAGTAACTACATTTCTTGAAAAGTCTAGGTCAATATCCCTAAATTTTCTGGAGTTTCTTGTACTATTACTTTGAGTTTGTGAGTCATATACTGCCATAACGGTAATATTTATACGACTTTATTAGCCATTTGCAAAAACATTACCTGAACCAGTTGTTAAAGCTCCTGCGTCTGTACTATCACCAATTCTTGCAATTGCTTTACCCTCAACAAATACATTTGGCGACCAACATTCACATTTGCTACATGAGTAGGACAAACAGGAAATGGTGGGTTGATATGAGGTACGGTAGGGTCGCTTTGTCTTGCAATTAATATACTATTTGCAAAACATGTTCCTTGACCAGGTGTGTTAAGTGTAGTTGTTGCTACACAAACATGACCTGTTGTAGTTGTATCACCTTTTCTACTTACGGCCGGCATTCTTTTTTAACGCCTCTCTTCTTCTCTCTTGAATTAACGCTTGTTTAATCTTTCTACCGATTGGTATGAATATTGAATGACACATTTCTTTGCCTTTTTTACTGATATATTCAACACTAATCATTTTATCTTTAAAATCTGATTGAACAGACATTATAGCTTTCTTTAAACTTATCGCTTCTTTTTCTTTTTCATCACCATTTGCATTCCAAAACTTAAATAATCTCATTTTTGCCATACTAATTACATTTTTCACATCTACATTCTTTACAACATTCAATTGTTACATCTTTTCCATCGCCATCTTTGTAAGTTTGCATACATTTTTCGCCACAATGAGGGATATGACCACAATTTGAACAATTTGACATGAATTTTCTCCTTTTCTACTATTTATTAAAAATTACAAGCAGCTTTCAT